GGTTGGATTGAATTTCCGGGATCCTTCAAGGACTCGGAAGCCAAGAAGGTGTTTCGTGAGTCCTACCAGCAGGCACAGTCCGGTGCCAACCGGGGCAAGGTCCTTGTGCTTGAAAACGGGATGAAGTTTCACGAAGTGGGTGTTACGAACAAGGATGCCCAGTTCCTGGAACTGCGCAAGTTTCAGATTACTGATGTTGCCAGGCTGTTTCGAGTGCCACCTCACATGATCGGCGATTTGGACCGGGCGACGTTTTCCAACATTGAGCAACAAAGCCTTGAGTTCGTCATGCATACCATGACGCCCTGGGCTGAGCGCTGGGAAGCAAGCATCGAGTCCGAGTTGCTTCTCGAAGGTGACGACATCGAGGTCGAATTTGATTTCGCCAACCTGATGCGCGGCGATGCCGCCAGCCGTGCGTCGTTCTACCAAAGCGGTATTCAGAACGGCTGGCTCACACGCAATGAAGCACGCATTGCAGAGAACCTCAACCCGCTTGATGGCTTGGACGAACCACTTCGCCCGCTCAATATGGTCGAGGAAAGCACAGCAGAGGATGTGGCGCTTGATACCGAACAAGCGGAGGACCCGGAGCAAGAAGCAACTGAGCCCTCCGATGAAGCCGCTGCCCGCTTGCGTGCCCTGATCGATTCAAGTGCCGAACGCTGGGCCAGGCGCATCGCTCGGGCCGGTCGGGTCGACGAGAAAGATCTGGCACTGATTGCGCAATCCCTGGCTGTGCCAGTGGACCGGGTGAGTGTCTGGGCGCAGGCCTGCGTATCCATGGATGAACCGCATCTGTGCCAATCACTTAAATCACTGGGGATGACACCATGAACCATCAATTACTGGTTGCCGAATATTTGGCAACTCCCTGGGCATTGATGCCCGAACGGCTGAACGCAGTCACTGCTGTCATCGCACGCTGGTCGGGGGATGCCCGCGCAAGCGAAGAGGTGATGCGCAATATTGCAGCCGACAGAAACGCAAGAGATGCACGTCGCCAATCCAGCGTGTCCAACTCTGGTGGCGGCATTGCGGTGCTTCCGCTTTACGGCATCGTGACGCAGCGCGGCAACATGGTGGACGATGTATCCGGTCCTGGTACTGCCAGCACTCAGCAGTTTTCAAACATGTTGCGCGCTGCTATCCAAGATGAGACGGTCTCTCAAATCCTGATCGACATCGACAGCCCCGGCGGCAGTGTTTACGGTGTCGCGGAACTGGCCGATGAAATTGTCAGCGCCCGCGCCAAAAAGCCTGTCGTGGCCATCGCCAACAGCCTTGCCGCTTCGGCAGCCTACTGGATTGGTTGCTCAGCATCTGAGTTTTATGTCACACCCGGCGGCGAAGTGGGGTCCATCGGGGTGTGGCAAGCGCACCAGGACTACAGCAAGGCCATGGACGAGGCCGGTGTCAAAACTACGCTCATCTCTGCGGGAAAGTTCAAGGTTGAGGGCAATCCATATGCACCTTTGGACGAAGAAGCCCAGGGCTTTATGCAGTCCCGCGTTGATGACTATTACGCCGCGTTCACCAAAGCTGTGGCCAAGGGCAGAGGTGTACCCATCTCTCAGGTGCGAGATGGCATGGGTCAGGGCCGAGTTCTAGGAGCCGACGCGGCACTTGCTAGCAGCATGGTCGACGGCATAGCCACCTTTGACGATGTCGTCAAAAAGATGCGCCGCGATGCGCGAACGCAAATCAAACCCAATGCATCACGGCTCAACCAGGCGAGGAATTCGCTGGCCTTGATGTGACTTTTTTTCGGGCAGCACTCCGTAGAGGGCTGCCAGCAAAGTGAAGCGGCCCGTTGGCCGCACCCCAAGCAACCACCTCGTCAATTGAGACCCGGTGGTTTTTTTACGTCCATTGATTTTGGAGAACCCCAAATGAGTAAGCAATTGCGCGAGCTGCAGGCTCGCAAATCTACCCTGGTCAAAGAAGCGCGCGCGCTCACTGACCGCGCCGCATCCGATAACCGCGATCTGAATGATGAAGAGGCTACGGCCTTCGATGCGCTCAAGACCCGTATTGAGGCTGCCAGTAACGCCATCGACCGTGAGGCAAGCCTGATCGCGGAAGAAGCGCAAATGGCACAAGCCCCTTCAAGCGCTGGCGCTTTTATCACTGTCACTGACAACCGCGAGGCCGATCCTTTGCACGGCTTTCGCACTGCGGGCGAGTTCATGCAGGCGGTGTACCAGGCAGAAAAGCCCGGCAAATCGCTCGATGAACGTTTGCTCATTGGTGGTGGCCGTGGTGCAGCAGCGCCCGGCAGCTTTGCCAACGAGGCTTCGGGCCAAGACGGCGGCTTTTTGGTGCCGCCTCAGTTCTCTCAGCAAATCTTCAAACTCTCTTTGGGCGAGGACTCTTTGCTGCCCATGACCGATAACGTCGAGATTAGCGGCAACAGCATGGCATTCCCCAAGGACGAAACTACGCCTTGGGGCACCAACGGTATCCGCGCCTATTGGCAGGGTGAAGCGGCCTCGGCTGTGGCATCCAAGCCGGTGCTGGGCCTGGCCACGTTGCGCCTGAAAAAGCTGATGGCGCTGGTACCCACCACTGACGAACTGCTGGACGACGCGAATGCGCTGACCACCTACCTGCCTGAGAAGGTCGCTTTGTCCATTCGTTGGAAAACCAACGAGTCCATCCTCTTTGGTGCTGGCAACGGTGTGCCTGTGGGAGCGCTCAGCTCTGGTGCGACGGTCACCGTGACCAAGGAGTCAGGTCAAGCAACGCAAACGCTGGTGCCTCAGAACCTGGCCAAGATGATTGCGCGCTTGCCCTCGGGCAGCTTTGCCAATGCCGTCTGGATCGTGAACAACGATGTGCTGCCCGCACTCTTCACGCTGACTCTGGGCAACTATCCGATCTACATCCCCACGGGTCTGCCCGTCGGGGGCTTGCAGGTCTCGCCCTACGGCACCTTGCTGGGTCGCCCTGTGTTTGTGTCTCAACACGCCAACACTTTCTCGGCCCAAGGCGACATCTTGCTGGTGGACCTCAAGTACTACCAGACCATCACCAAGGCGGGTGGCATGCAGACCGCCACATCGATGCACCTGTACTTCGATGCGGACTTGACAGCGTTTCGCACGACCTTCCGCATGGACGGCCAGTCCAAGCTCAACAGCCCCATCACGCCTGCCAAAGGCAGCGCAACGATGTCGCCCTTTATCCAACTGGGCGCGCGCTAAGCCGACCCCAACCTTAGGAGAAAACTATGTTTCCCAACGCAAAAGGCAGCGAACTGCTGTCCGTTCTCGCCACCATCGATCCTGCCGCGCAAGCGGCGGGAACAGTCACCACGGGCTGGATTTCTGTGGCCAACCACCACGGGTTTCTCTCCCTGGTGCAGACCGGAGTACTGGGCACCAGCGCCACTGTGGATGCAAAGTTGCAGCAGGCGGTTGATTCAACCGGCACCAGCGCCAAGGACATCACGGGTAAGGCGATCACCCAGATCGTCAAAGCCACTGGTGACAACAAGCAGGCCTTGATCAACGTCAAGCCCGAGGAGCTCGATACGGTGAACGGCTTTGGCTTTGTTCGCCTGTCAGTCACGGTGGGCGTGGCAGCAAGCCAGACCTCGGCCCAGGTGCTCGGCCTCAATCCACGCTTTGCGCCTGCGGATGCTTCCAACCAAGCGGCTGTGGTGCAGGTCATCTAAATGCCCATCCAACTCGTCACGCCACCCACAGAGGAGCCGGTGTCGCTTCTGGAGGCAAAGCTGCATCTGCGGGTGGACTTTGACGAGGACGACATGCTGATCGCCTCACTCATCACTGCGGCCCGGCAGGCAGCCGAGACCTTGACTGGCAGGCAGTTAACCACTGCCCGCTGGAGGCAAGTGCTCGACTGCTTCCCCGGACCGTCGCTGATGGGTGTGCCAGCGGGGCAGGCTTTCACCTTGCCAGGCCATGCAATTCTGTTGGCCAAAGCACCGGTGCAGTCGGTTGTGTCGATCAATTACCTGGACATGGGCTCTGTGAATCAGACGATGCCTGCTTTGACCTACACGGTCGATGCCGCCTGTGAACCCGCGCGAATCACGCCGGTGTTCGGGCAGATATGGCCGATTTGCTTGCCTCAGATCGGAGCGGTGTCGGTTACTTTTGACGCCGGGTACGGTACTGCTGCGCAAGTTCCAGAAGGTATCAAGAGTTGGATCAAGCTGCGCGTGGGCAGCTTGTATGCGCATCGCGAAGAGGTGGCTGCGCTCTCTCGAGGACGCATCGAATCATTACCCTTCATTGACGGCCTGCTCGATCCGTACAAGGTTGTGATGGCATGAATCCGGTTCGTTCAGGTCAGTTGAATCGACGCATTACCTTGCAGCGGCAAAGCACGGTGCAAGACAGCTACGGCGGACCAGTTCGCACATGGACTGACCTTGGTTCGTTCTGGGCTGAGATTCAACCCTTGACTGGCCGCGAACTGGAAAGCGCGCAACGTATGGCAAGCGAGGTCTCACATCAAATCGTTGTGCGCTACCAAGCCATCTTTGCTGATACGCGTCAGGTTGCTGGCTACCGGGCGATGTACCGATCGCGGATTTTCAACATCCACGCAGCTCTCAACGATGAAGAGCGAAACGTGCTGGTCACGCTGCTGGCCTCTGAGGGTCTAGACGATGGCTAAGTACGAAAGCGTTCAGATAGAAGGCCTTGATGCACTGGCCAAGGCATTGAAAGAGTTGCCTGACCGTGTTGCCAAGAACGGACTGCGCGCAGCGGTCTATGCCGGGGCCAAAGTCCTTCGGGATGAAGCCAAGTTGCAGGCACCCGTTGCCACGGGCGATCTGGGACCCAACCAGCCTCCGCCAGGTACTTTGAAGCGTTCGGTGATTTTGAAACAGATCCCTGAGTTATCGAACAAGAACAAGCAGACCTTCTTTGTGACCGTTCGGCATGGCAAGAAGTACCGCAAGCAAGGCAAGAAGGGAAACCTTTCGCAAGACGCTTGGTACTGGCGCTTTGTGGAGTTTGGGACCGTAAAGATGTCCGCGCGCCCGTTTCTGCGGCCTGCTTTTGACATGAAGAAAAACGATGCGCTAACGGCCATCAAGACACGGCTTGCTGAGCGCATTGAGCAAGCCGCACGCGAACTCAAAAAATGATTCAGCAAGAACTTTTTTCGGCCCTCTCAGGTGTGGCCGGGGGAAGGGTGTTTCCGAACGTTGCGCCCAACAACGTGTCAAAGCCCTACGTGGTCTATGCCCGCGTATCCAGCGCACCAGAAAACACCCTGGCAAACGGCGCACCCATTGAAAACACCCGCCTGCAGGTGGACTGCTTTGACACCACCTACGCCGCTGCCGTTGCTTTGGCCGAGACGGTCAAAGCCGCCCTCAAAAGCAGTTCCATCACCCACCTCTTGCTTCTCGAGCAAGACCAATTCGAGCCCGAGGCATTGCTGCACCGGGTGATTTTGGATTTTTCGATCTGGCACTAACTTTTAGGAGAACCCCATGCCAAGCACCGCCATCTCAGCCCAAGGCTCCACCGTCAGTATTGGCACGACCACCGGGTCGGCGCTCACCATCACCGCCGTCTCACTCACGAACCCTTGCCGGGTCACGCTCTCAGCGGTCACCGCATTGAACAAGGGCGATGTGATCACCATCTCAGGCGTCGTTGGCACCACGCAGCTCAACGGCAACAGCTTCGTTGTGCAGTACATCGAACCTACGACCAAGATCGTGACCCTTGCTGGACTGGACGCGACTGGTTATACGACCTACACCAGCGGCGGCACGGCCACCCCTGTGCAGTGGACCAAGATTTCCAACGTCAAGAGCTACAGCGGCTTTGACGGCTCAGCCTCCGAGATTGAGCGTACCAACTTTGACTCGACGGCGAAGGAATTCATTCTTGGCCTCTTTGATCCCGGTGCGTTTGCCATTGAGGTCGACCAGGACAACAGCGATGCAGGCCAGTTGGCCCTGATGACCGCGCTGGTGACCGGTGTGGCCAAGAGCTTCAAGTTGCTACTGCCCAACGGTAACACAGCAACTTTCACGGCCTACGTGAAGAAATTCAACAGCCAGGGTGCTGTAGATCAGGCAATCCGACGTTCGGCTGAACTGCGTATATCCGGCTCCATCACCTGGGCCTAATTTTTCGAAGGACTCTTATGACTCTACTTTCTAAAACCGCCATCCTTTGCGCCAACGACCTTCAAACAGAGGACGTCGAAGTCCCCGAATGGGGTGGGGCCGTGCGCGTTCGCAGTTTCACGGGTCGCGAGCGTGATGCCTTTGAGGCCAGCATGGTCCGTGGCGAGGGCAAGGACCGCAAGGTTGATCTGACCAATATGCGCGCGCGTCTGGTGGGCCTCACAGTAATTGATGAGGGTGGCCAGCGCTTGTTTACCGACGAAGAGGTGGATCTGCTCGGTGCCAAATCTGGCGCTGCATTGGACCGGGTGTTTGCCATTGCGCAAAAGCTCAATGGCTTGTCGGGCGCAGATGTGGAGGAACTCACAAAAAACTCCAGCGGCGTCCCGAGCGCCGTTTCTACTTCCGACTGTGCCTTGCCCTTGGATTCCAACACCCTGACCATCTCCTCGGGAGTCTAAGTTCGCAGCAGGTTGCGGAGTGGATGGCGTTTGCCTCTCTGGAAGGCCTGCCAGACATGCGCGCTGACTTTGGCTTTGGCCAGGTCTGCGCCACGCTGGCCAACGTCCATCGCCGCGAAGGTCAGGACCCGTACCAGGCCGATGACTTCATGCCGGGACTGCGAACTGCAGAGCCTGCCGCGACCAAAGGTGCCGATGCTCCGCCCGATGCGGAGGCACACAGCCGTTTGATCTCAGCCCTTTTGGGTAAAAAGGAATAAATCCCCCATGGCAACCCTCGCCAGTCTCGTGGTCAGCCTCGAGGCCAATGTCGCTCGCTTTGAATCCGACCTGAACAAGGCCGAGTTCATGGCAAAAAAAGCCATGGACACCATCGGCAATGTGTCGGAAACCGCCATGAAGGCGGTCAAGGGCGCAGTGATGGCTATGGCGGCGGCATACACCTTTGACGCTTTTGCTGATGGCATTAAGGGGGCGATTGCCTCAGCGGGTGAACTCGACCAGATGGCAAAGAAGACCGGAGCAACGGTGGAGGCTCTCTCAGGCTTGAAGTCGGCGGCCAAACTCTCGGGCACTAGCCTGGAGGAAGTCGGCGGCGGGCTTCAAAAGCTCTCCAAAGCCATGTTCGAAGCGGCGGGCGGCAGCCAAAAACAGTCCGACTTGTTCAAATCGCTCGGCGTTGAGGTCACCGACTCATCGGGGAAGTTGCGCGACTCCGGCGAAGTCATGCTGGATCTGGCCAAGAAGCTCGATTCCATGGATAGCAGTACACAGGCTGTGGCAACAGCCCAGATGCTGCTGGGCAAGCGAGGCGCTGAACTGCTGCCATTCATGCAGGACTTGGCTGAAATTGGCGAACTAAACGCCAAGGTCACATCGGAGATGGCCGCAGAAGCAGACCTGTACGAGAAGAACCTCGTGCGCCTGGAGGGCAGGAAAAAGTCGCTTTACAACACCATTGCCTCGGCCTTACTGCCGGTGATGCGTGACTTCACCGATGCTTTGCTGGCATCAGGCAGCATGACCGAGCGCCTCAACGACACGGCCAAGCAACTCAAGCAAGACAATGTGATTGAGACCTGGGCACGGGAAGGCTTGCGTGCGGTTGCTGCCTTCATCGACATCTTTGACGCTTGCGTTCGGATTGTTCGCATTGCCGGTAACGCCATCGCAGCCACCGGCGCGGACATTGTGTCGGTGCTTGCCTTCATGGATGGCATTGGTGCAGAGATGATCAGTGAAAAGTCACTAGATCCGGTCAAACGTCGCTTCGCTACGCTCACCTCGGACCTCAAAAGCCACGCCGAGTCCTTCAACGATGACATGGTCAAGATTTGGACCGCACCGTTGTTCTTGACCAAACTCGACGAGCAGTTTGCACAGCGTGATGCAGGTATGAAAAAGCCCGTCGAGTCACCCAAGCGCTCCTTTGCCATTCCAGACCAGCGGCCTGACAAAACCAGCCCGTTTGATTCGTACCTGGACTCGCTCAATGTCGAGGCCATCAAAGACAAACTGGGCAAGTACGAGGCCATGATCGAAAAAGGTCGCCTGCTTGCAGTCAAGGAAGGCCGCCTAGGCGATATGGCCAAGGTAACGGCCACCGTTTCAAGCATCCAGTCGATTGATGAGAGCAAACGCATTGATGCATTCGCCCACAGCCTGGATGTGGCCAACCAGCAATACGAGTTTCAAAACACGTTGATTGGCCTGAATGCGCGCGATCAAGCCTTAGCCACCGAAGGACGCAAGAACTTCCTGGCTGTTGAACAGCAAATCTGGGATGCAGAAAAGAACGGCTCCAAGTTGTCTGCAGAGGCGCAGCAGAGATTGCGCACCGAGGCGACCAAGTCCACGGCCACTTTGGTGCAGGCGGTGAATGATCGATTCGATGCCCAGCAGAAGTTCGATGAGACCAAGCGCATCAATGCATTCACGCACAGCCTCGAGCAGGCCAACGAACAATACATCTTCCAGACCGACCTGATTGGCATGAACGCCCAGGCGCAGGAGATCGCCAACGTCAAGCGTAAGAACTTCCTCGCGGTCGAGCAGCAGATCTGGGATGCA